CCAGAAGACCGTCGCCGTCATTTCACAGCGTACCCACTGTCCACTGCGTCGGGCCGGCATTATGCGTCATGGTGCCACGAAACACCTCGGTGCGCGTATAGGTGCCGAGACCTGTCAGAACAGACATGATCAGGGAATAGACGTAGGAGCCGGGCGGCAACTTCACGAGCATCGACTGCGGCAGATAGATCGCGATGGTTGCGCCACCGCCAGAGACGGTGAGCAGACCGTTGGCCGTCGTGGCTTCGAGCCACACCGTGGGATCGGTAGCCAACGTGCGAACCTGCATATGCAGTGTGTTGTTGCCGACGCTCGTCAGCCCGTTCGCAAACGGCTCGGTCTGCGGCAGATTGAAGTCCGCGTCACTGTAGGTGACGATATCAACCTCAAGACTGGCCATGATATTCCAACAGCTTTGGAGGATCGATGAGTTCGACGAGCGCCGGCTGCTGCGACTTCGGCAAGCTGCCCGGCACCACCGTGATGGGACCGAAGTCGCCGCGCATCGCCATGATCCACAGCACCTTGCCGTGGCGCTCGCAATCGAACGGCGTTGCGCAAAAGACCACCGGCTCGCTCAGCTCCTCGAACCAGACTTTCAGCCAAATCTCGGTGAAGCTGTCTTCATAGCGACACGGCGACAGCGCAGAAACGATCGTGCGCTCGAACATCCCTGCAAACATCAGGCGACACGCTGCATAAGTGTGAAGTAGCCGCCAACCTGCACGTTCTGGAAAGCAGTGTCTGCTCCATTTCCCACAACGGCGCTAGCAACCTGCCACGTGCCTCCAAACATGGAGAAACCGTTTGCGATAGCAGTATTGGTCGAACCTACGCCGTTGCCGAACGCGTATGACCCCACGCCACCCGGCGACACGATCAAGCTTGCCGGCGAGCCGGGAGGCCCGGCAGGACCGGCAGGACCTGCCGAGCCATTGGACCCGGCAGGACCCTGAGGCCCGGCAGGACCCGGAGGCCCAACGGAGCCAGCCGCACCAGTCGGGCCGGCAGGCCCAGAGGTTGCCGCCGTACCAAGCATGAGCTGCCACTGCGTGCCGTCATAGACGATGATGGCGATACCGTTGGCTACGATCACGCCACCGGAAAGGTTGGCGAGGCCCTGCGTCAGCAGCGGCTTCACGATGCCGTTGCATGTCACCGTCGTCGTGCCGGTGTTGGTCACCTTCACCAGCACCCACACCTTAAGGCCCTGCACAAGCGTCGGCGGCGCCGGGTCGAGGTTGACGACGATGCTATTGGCGCTGCCGATATCAACCGCCCAATTGACGAGGTCGGCCTGCACCGCGCGCGCGAGCTGCGTGGGGTCGCCATTGGTCGGCGAAATCTGGTTCTTCAGGATCATGTTGACGATTTCACGCTGCGGCATCTCGACCGCTGCAGCGGGAATGATGCTCGACGCAATGCCGTGCAACGGATCGCCGTCGACATAGCTTCCGTTCGGGCCGGCGCCCGCATAAGGCGGATTGTACTGCATGGAAACCCTTAGTAGTTCGTCAGCGGGACTTCGTCCCAAGCCGGGGTGATTTGGAAGCCCCAGACGCCAGTTGCGGGCACCGTTGCCTGAACGACGAAACCTTCATTCTGCGCGAGGACCAACGGGTGCTCGTCGGCGAGACGCTCGAACAGAACCACCGGCATCGAGTTGTTGGCAAACGGCGTGTTAGTTCCGCTAGGGGCCGCGACGCTCCACGTCTCGATCGGGTTCGCATCAAGGGTGCGGGTGCCTGCCGTCAGCGTGCCGGTGCTCGCGACACGCAAGTCTCCGATGATCGAAGACGCCATCGCGGAGCCGCGCAGTGCGCCGTTTCGACTGGCGGTGCTGATCGGGGAGCTGCCGCTATCGCTTAGCGTAAAGCTACGCGCAACGAAGAGATCGAACGTCGCGAGGCCTGCGGTGAAGCCGGTTCCGAGCGACCACGCATTCATGCGCAGCCGACGCAGGATGAGGTTCATCGTTGCCGACGAATTCCGAAAAGAGAAGATCGGCGACGCCGAGGCGAGCCCGGCTGCCATGCTCGCGCTCTTGCAGGCCATCTGGAAGCAGCCGCCGGTGCCGTAGTCGACGGGGTAGGCCGAGGAGAGATGACGGACGGCCTGAAGCGACCCGTCCTGCGCAACCGATACGTCCTTAGCTCGCATCTTGAACGGAGTGTCGCCGCCGTCCTTGAGCGAGATGTTGTCATTCGGAGATGGCATAGGCCTTCCTTCTTAGAAGAGAGCGACGTAACCGGAGTTCCATGGACGGGAGAACCACGTCTCTTGCAGCGCGGAGTAGTCGAACACGACAGCGGTGTGCGCCGGCTTCCAGCGGTTCATGATGCAGAAGAGATCGGCGCCATTCCAACTCGCGGTTAGCGCGGTCGGCGTGACGGTCCAGACGAAGCGCATCTCGGGAGGCCCGAGACCCCATCGATAGCTGCCGAGTCCATCGGGTTCGATATTCGTGGTGTCGCCACAGCCTGAGATGCCGCATTGGTACGGCGAATATTCTCGGATGGTTGCGGTCTGGCCGTAGCCAGACGCCTGGTTGATGAAGAACTGCCGCGATTGCTGTCCGAGGAACGTGATCTTGTTGACGAGGTTCTTCTGGCGCGTCGCGATATCGCTCGGCGCGAACGGAAGACAGTTGTCGGGCAGACCCCACGCTTGCTCCCAGTCCTGGAGAAGTATGTTGGTGCTGCGCGGATCGCTCTCCGTGACGAGCAGAAGTGCAGCGCTCGCTTCGGTCTGATCACCCCAAATTTGGGAAAGACCAGCAACGACCAGCTGCAGATCCGAGTCGGGATCGCGCGGCCATGCCGCCCCTGTCGGCAGCAGGCCATTCCATCCCTGCGCATACTCAACCGATGTGCGCTGAACCCACTTCTCGTTAGCCATAGACAATCGTCCCAAGGACGGCCAGCGAGCCGGGGTATGGCATCGGGTGGTCATCCATGATCAGCGTGAAGGCAGTGATCGTTGAGACCGACGAGATCGCCTCGCTAACCCACGCACGGTAGATAGTCTGTGCCGGCTGCTCGATGCCGTTGATTGCATGAGCCGGCGCGGCGCGCTGGAACAGCATGGTGTTAACCGCCGCGACGATCGCGTTGCGGTTAGCGACGTTGTCCGGCGACACGTTGGTGATGGTGAAGTTGATCGGCTCCGGGACGCACGTCGTGACGAAGCGGTCCTTGATCGCAACCGGTCTGACGGTGTCGAGGTAGTTCAAGACCGTCTGGATGTTTGCCGCGCTTGGGAAACCGACGACCGGATTGCCTTGAGCATCAGTCGTGTCCGTCATGAAGCGGACGGTGACAGTGCCGGGACCCATCTCAAGCGGAGAGCACCACGCGCGGGTGACGTTGACGCCCGGCGTCGCCGATGCCCACTGCACGTAGTCCTCGGCGTCACCTCCCACCGGGGGCTGCCGGATGCGATCGAGTAGCCGCGCCCGGAGTTCGTCGTCGGTCTCTTCCTCGATTCCGTCTGTGACCGCTGTGATGGTGCCTACACCATTGATGCCGGCGATACCGATGTCGAGACCGAGCGTTGAACCAACGACAAGCCCGCTCGCTCCGGGTGTGGTGGCCACGATGCTTACGGCAGTCGCCGTCGTTCCGATCGTCACCGGGGATTGCGATTGAAATTGTATCGCCGCGCCGGTGACGCTGTCGGCGGCGCCGGACATCAGCGATCCGGCTGGCATTACGACGGTACCGATGCTGGTGAACGTGATCATCGCAACAGCATAGGTCGCCGCCTTGCGCCCCTGCGTCAGCCAGATGCTCGCGAACCGATCGAGCCATTCCTTCTCTGCCGTATCAGGCATGAGCTGCTGGGCGATCCAGTTGAGATAGAGCAGCGTGAGATAGGCGAGACCTGCATTGGTGTCGCTCATGACGCGCAGCACGCTGTTCGGGATCATCGGGCCGGAGCGAAGCTGCGACTGAACGTTGTCCCGATTGAGCGTGCGAAGCTGCTCAAGGGTTGGGGTTTGCCAAGGCATTTAAGGATTAGCTCCCGGGGAAGAGTTCAGACCAAAGCGACTGGTACTGGAGCCGGATCGCTGACTTCGGGCCGCGATACACCGTTATCGTCGCGCTGATCTGTTTCTCGGTAGTCTGCGACGCATCGACCGTTACGCTTGAGCAAAGGCCGGCGTCGATGAACGGCCTGATGGCAGCGCGAATGTAGGCCTCGACGCGCGCAACGGTGGCACCTTCTCGGGCCGCGCTATCGACGATCTTGGCTCTTGCCAGAAGCCACAACTTCGATCCGAGCGGCCATCCGTTCCAGAGCTTCTGGGCGTCGAGATCACCCCACCATCCACGCTTGTTCGAGTCTCTCGGATCGGGGAGGACGTCGCTATCATCCGCAACGGCATCGCTATTGAGCGCCACGATGATCGCGGTTGCGAGTTCTTGCGTTTCGTCGATCAACCCGGTTGGCAGCTGCAGCCAATCGAAAGTGACGGCGTCCGGGGTGGACACCGTTACGAGACGGATATCAGGCATAAGGACTAACCTGTGATTGGTGGGTCGCTCGCGCCGCTATCGAACGGCGGATCAGAGAGGTTCGCTACCGACTTCGCGTTGATAGTCACTGCCGCCTTGAGGAAGACGCTCGCCGTCGCGTACATGATCGCGTTGACGCCTCGGACGAGGATGTTGCTGCCGGCGATTAGCTTGGCGGTTCCGCTTGCATTCAAGTTGAAGTTCGCGCAGTTGAAGTTCACTGTGCCGTTCGGGTGGTTGACGGTGAACTGGTTCTTGTCGAGAACTATGTTGATCTGCGCCGGGCGACCCGCCTGCTTGATCTGGCCGTTCTTGATCTGAGCGTTCGAGGCTGCATCTTGCGGCAGCGTGTCGTCGTCCATGATCTGAAGCTTGATGGACTTGCTCTGCGGCACCGACGCCCAGATGCCGTCACGCTTCAAATGAACTTGCTGCCCTTGATCGTCGTGGAGTGCGACTTCGCCGCCATCCAGCTTATAAAGCCGATAGCGACGATCGCCGACAAGCATCGCAATCCCGTGACTGCGGTTGCCACCGAGGAACGAGAAGACAGCTTCGGCCGCCTGTCGAAGCCTGCCGGTACCGGTTGGTTTCTGAGGGACCGAGGTGAAGCCATAAGGATGGACGTGCTCGACCGTCCCCTGCTGCTCGTTGGCGAATAGGCTGTGCGTGCCCTGCTGCCAATACTTCGTATCGTCGACCTGTTCGACGACCGAGCGAGACATGCCGTTCGCGTGCCGATCGGCAGCGATGCGCGAAGACGAATGCCTCACAGTCCATTACCTCCGGCTCCGCCGACTGACGTCCCTTGGTCGCTTGGCTGCTCGGTAAGCGGCTCGCCACCGGCCCCAAGGCCATCAGACCGGCAGAGCAGGATCGTGGTTGTCGTCCCTTCTTCAGAGCTTTGACGGTGGCTGATACCCTTGATCATGAAGCCGAAGGTGCCGTTTGGCAGAAGGGTCGGGGACTTCATCACGACGACATTGCGGCGATCGTTCCACCAGAGCTGCCCCGAAGGATTGAGCCAGCCCTGCACCGTGACTTCTCCGTCGACCTGATCATATTTGATCCAGTCGGCCTCGTGGTTGACGCGCATCTGACAGTCTTGCGAGT